CGTCCTGCATCCGCCCGGATGCATAGGCCGGGTCCACTTGGTTGCAGTAATACAGAAACAAATCCTGCACGTAGCCGATGACTGCGGCTTCACTGCTGGCGAGCTGCCCTTGCGGCGTGTTGAGCGAGGGGTTGAGGTTGCCGCCAAATGCCGCCTGCATATCGGCCAGCACGCCAGCCAAGATGGCCTGCTCGGTGGGCGCGACAAAGCCCAGCGGCCCGAAGGTCGGCTGCGGAACGCTCGTGGTGCCGGACATTTAGAACCCCGCGACGCTGGTTGCACCGAGGGCATCGGTGATCTGCACTTGGCCTGTAACTTTGCGATTGGCAAAGCCCGTGATGAACGCCTTCGCCGCCGTGACGCTCGGCACAGTCATTGCCGCCGCTTCGAACTGCGCTTTCATGAGCGAGACCGGGGGGAACTTGCCGAGTATTTGCCCGAAATACGGAATGCCTTGCGTGGTGTCGTAATAGACCTCGCCCGCGAACGTGCGGATGGCTGACGCGGCATCCTGCGCCAACGCATAAGGGGCGGACGCCACGGCAATGTTGCCGTTCGCGTCAAGCACCAAATCCCACGCAACGGTGTCGAGCAGCAGTGTGTTCATACCGGTGTGCCCGTGTTGCCAGTGCCAGGCGTGACGCCCCTGTGCAGATGCGTGTGGACGCTGGTGCCGACTGCGGTCACGTCGTTGACGACATTGACCGGGCCAATCAGCGTGACGTTCGACCCGCTGCCACCCGCCGTCTGCGTTATCGCGCCGTTGAGGCCAATCGTGGGCGCGTTGAGATTGACGACGCTGGATGCGTTCATCTCAATATCCGGCGCGGCAACCGTCACCTTCGTTGGCGACTGCACCGTGATGCCCGATCCGTTGAACTGCACGAATTGAGACGGCACGCCATTCAGGATGCCGCCGAGGTAGACGCCATCTGACCAGTTGTTGCGGCGGCGCGAAGCCGGGTTGGCTTGTTTCTGAGTGGCTTTGACGGATGAAATGTCGCGATCCGCGAACACACACACGCCAATGTCACCCACCTGCGGATCGAGGATCACGGCATTCGACCCGCCGATCAGGCGTTGATACGGCAAACCGTGCACCACGCCATGCGGCACCGCGTTGCCCAGCCCGTCCACCTGATTGACCAGCGGTTGCACATCAACCGTGCCAGCCGCTGCCACCCCGCCCGAGTTGGAGCACGCCACCACCTGCACGACGGCGCAGAAGCACCGCCTGCCCAGCAATTGCGAAAACACAAACGCGAATTCGTTGTAAGCCCCGACATTGGCCTGCGAGCTGATCTGCCCGGTAAAACTGTCCGACATATCAGGCCCTCACGAATGCAGGCTTGGACTGCCGGGCGCGGCGCATGCGAGCGATGACATCCATCGCCCGCCTGGCGTTTCGCTTTCCAGATCGTGCGTCAGGCCGATGACCTGCCACTTGCCATTTGCGGGTATGATGCTGCTTTCGATCTGCACCAGCGTGCCGAAACTGATGGCCGGGTTGAACTCGCACTGCACCGCGATAGCTTGGCTGTTAAACGTCGGGTAGCCGATCATGCCGCCCGATTTGGATATCAGCGGGATAGACCCCTCGCGCGTGCCGCCTGCGGGCCAGATCACCAGTTTGTGCGTGCCAGCCGCCGCGTCATCGAACACGTATTGAATGCCCGCATGCGTGGCGCACGCTTCGATCTGGTCCGGCAACGTGCCCGAGAAATACGAAGGCCCAAGCCGCACGCCAGACACGCCGTTGTTGACGAAATCATAGCCCGCCTGAGACGCCAAAGACGCCAACATCACCACCACGTCGCCACCCTGCGGAAAACTGTTCGGCGTGGTCGGGCGTACTTTGTCGAAACCCAAAGACGCTGATGCGATGTGCAGCGCGACTTGCGGCTGCGACCCGAAATCCACCCATGCGTCTGTGATGGTGCCGGTGTAGACGATGGATTTCGCCTCACCCCTGTTGCCCGCCGAGATGGTCACGCGGTTGTTGCGCTGTGCTTGGTATTTGAGGCCGAGCGTCGAGACTTGGTTCATCACGGTCAGCGGCGCACCGTAGACACGGATGTCCGCCGCATTCATGGCCAGCCCGCCCGCCTTGACGACAGTTGCGGACACTCGCAGGCCGGTCAGCGTCACGGCGTCATATGTCGTGGCTTCGAACGTGCCGGACCCGAGCTGCACCATCACGTCGATTTCGCGTTGGACGTAGCTCATGCGACATACGCCAGCTGATAGCGCCCGCCGAGGCCGGTGTAGTCGGGGTCTTGCGTGCCTTGCGTGTCATAGAACGCCAGATCCCCCGAAAACCCCAGATAGGCATCGCGCACAATCAGCGTCGCGTTGAGGCAGAGCACGCCGTAGATGATGGGCGTGTTGTTTACCGCCAGATCAAGGTAGAGCCCGGTGCGCTTCTGATAGACTGTGATCTGGCATGTCTGGCCACCCAGCGATGCCGTGACCGTTTGCGCGGGCACTGCGGCCAGCGTGACAAAGGCTTGCGGTGTCATGATGGCGGCGGCAAGGCGGACGAGGTGACGGGCGTTACGACAGCGGTGCCGCCGTTCTGCACCGCGCTGCCGCTCGGTTGAGCGGTGTTGATGAACTGCGCAGCGGCTGTCACGCGCACTTCTTCGCAGATCACCTCAACGCGCATCAGTGTGGCGCCTCGATAATTGGTGCGTCGGTATGACACGCCCGTGACGTTGACGGACGGATAAGACGCTTCCGGCGTGGCCACGCTGTAGAGCGTCAACGAGGCGGCCAAATCTTCGGCAGCCGCCAGAAACGCAGACCGGTCGGCATCCGCGCCGCCGACCATAAACGCGACCGCGAAATGCGCCGGGCGCTGCACTTTGTTGTAGGACGAGAACCCGCCGTCTTCGACCGGGTAATCGCTGATTTGATAATCGCGGCGATAGCCGAACTCCGCCACGCAATCGCCGGTCAGCACCGGGTTGCCGTCGCTGTCAAAGATGCCCCATTGTGGCGCACCAAAGATCGAGCCCAGCCCGAGCTGGTCCGCAATTGCCAACACCGGCCCGGCCCCGAGCCCCGTTGCAACGCTCGCCAACGCGGGCACGCCGGGCACAAGCGGGATGCTGGCGGGCGTTGTGGGAATGCTGACAAACGCCATCAGGCAAGGCCCGTGTTGGCTTGCGTGGCCAGCATGGAGGATTTGATGGCCCCGGCGATGCCCACCGCGATGCCTTTGGCGTCGGTGGCTTGTGTGTGCACAACGACGCTCCCTATCGTGGTCTGGTTGGTGGTCGTGGTCTGCGCGCCGGTCACGACGTTGCCACCAGCACCAACCGTAGACGCCGCGTTGGCAGCGCTTGGCACCGGGGCGGACGCGGCCCTCAATTTGGCAAGCATGTCGTCAATCGGATCAACCGGCGCAACGCCGCCACCAACACGCGCGGCCACGGCATCGGCGTAGGCCGCGCCGCTTGTTCCGAACGCATCGCGCTTGGCAACGCCCGTGTTCATCCATTCCACTGCGCCGCCAACGCCCTGATTGTGTGCATACGCCAACACCTGCAACCGCTGCTGCGGCGTCATGGCGCGGTATTTTGCACTCAATTTGAGCAATTGCTCATTGTGCGACGAAGTGTAAGCGTTGAAATAGCGCTCCTGCATCGCGGGATCGCTGAGGAAATCTTGCGTTGACGGCGTGGGCTCGCCCAGCCGCTTGGCCGTCTCCGCGATCTCATCCGCGCCCATCTGATAGCGGCCTGCGAACCGGTTGTTTGAGCCGCCCATCTGGTTGTAGGGCGTGCCTTCGATCTTCGCGATGGCGTAGCGGAAATTGCTGTATTGCGGCCCGGTTACGCCAAGTTCTTCGGCACCACCTTTGGCCGCGCGATCAGAGTAGTATTTGGCGATTTCGTCGTCCGTCGCGGCCAATTCATCGACCGGCGGTTGCATGATGCGCTTGTCGTATTTGTCCACAAAATCATGCAGGCTCATTTTGCCGCTGATGACATTGAGAATGTCATCCATGCCGCCGATGAACTGCACCAAGCCCGGCACCGCCTTGACCGAGAGCAGCGTGGCCAGCGACGTGAAGTGCTGTTCGAGCCCGATGGCGGCTTCATTCAACGCGCTGAACGCCTTGACGTTCGCTTCCGTCATTGCCGTCTGTTCGCGCTGATGCGCCAACTCCGCATCGCGTTCGGTCTGCGGCTTGAGCAGGAAATTGATCATGCCTTGGTCATTGATGCCCGCCTGCTGCAACGCAAAGCGCTTGTCAGTCGGGCTCATGCTGGCCAGTTTTGGCGAGCTGGCCACCGCTTGGAAAATCTGTTCCGCCGATTTCACGGACCCATCGGCGTTGTAGGGATCGATGCCCAGCAACCGCAGTGCCGGGACAATCGGCGACTGGCCGGTGAACTTTAGCTGTTCAAGATTAGCCTGCATCGACGTGAAAGTCGCCGTGACGCCCGCTGCCGTGCCATTGGCAATGTGCGTCACCGCGTTCTGCCACGCGGACAGGTCGCGCACGTTAATGTCGAGCCCGGCAGCCATATATTTTAGGCCAGACGACATCTGCGCGACGTTCATCATGAATTTCTCAACGCCGATGGCCGCCATCGCGGCGGACAACGCCACCGCGCCGCGCTTCATGATGGCGAAGAATTCGCCAGCCTGGCCGCCGCGTCGCTCGATCTCGTCCGCCGAACGGGTCGCGGCTTGTTCGACTTTGCGCATTTCAGCGCTGGCCTTTTCGCCACCTTCCACAAATTTGGAAGTATCGAGACCCAGCTCAACAACCAGCGCATCAATCAGGGTTGTCATGGCTTGTTGGCAATCCCCTGATTGTAGGCATCAACGGCCAGAATTTCGAGCATGTCGTAAAGGTCCGCCACGCCGTAGACCGTATCAAGATCATGCAGTGTCGCGAGCCGAGCGGAGATCACCCGGCCAAGCGGAATGGGCACGTTCACGTAACTGGCGTATTGCCGGTCTGCACCGCCGAGGCCCGGCCCAATATCGAGAGCGCGGCGGTGATGGAAAAACCCGTGTGCAATTCAAGCACCTCCGCACGCAGATCGATGCGGGTTTTCACTTCCTCGATGTCTTCCTCAATCAACCGGCGCGGCGGCATGCCGGGCGCGGGCACGAACGTGATGCACTCAAACATTTCGTTCATCAGCGGTTCGGCTTCGGCAAACGAGACATGGCACATCGCTTGAAACCCAAACGACGCCAGCCCGGCCATGCCAGCGGCAACCGCGTGATCCGGAAGATCCACTCCAGACCGCGACATGGCCAGGAACGCACGCGCCGCCCAACGCTCGGCCTGCGATGCGGACATTTCAGTCAGGCGGAACGTCTTGCCCTTATCTCGCCCTTCGGCAGTGATGGTCACATCCTTTTCGCGCCGCGCCATCAGAACGCAGTCGGGACAACCGACTCCCACGTGATGCCGAACGAGCGCGGCTGCAACACTTTCTTGGCGTCGCTGATGGGCTTGTAGGACGTCAAAAAGCCTTTCGTCAGCGCGTATTTCTTGCCAACCGACGGCAGCGTGATGAACCCGTTGGCCGGGAACGTCTCGCGCATGGTCAGGATGTAGGTTTGCCACGCTTCGAACACGTCGATTGAGTTGCTGTCCGCCATCAGCGCAATAGTCTGCTCAACCGGCATCGGCGTATAGCCGCCCGCCAACTTGCCATCAGCGCCCATCATGGTCTCGGTCATTTTGACCGACGGCATATCGGTGATGTCATCCGCCGCAAAGTTGCGCAGCGTGACGGAAGGGTAGATCGGCAAAATGCTCAACGTGATGATGGCATTGGCCGAAGTGATTGTGCGCGCCATGATTATGCGACCTCAACAGAGTTGATGGTGATCTGCTGCACGCTCTGGCCGTCCATATACCAGATGTTGCAGATCGGCGTTCCGCGCGCCGCGCGCACCACCGCGCCAGGGTCTTTGACCTGCACGTAATAGCCCGTCTGGCTCAGCGTGGTATCGATGGCGACGCCAGCGGCGGCGTTCACCTCAGCGGCCTGCAACGTCGAGAGCGTCACGCCCGCGCGGATCGCACCGAACGTCACCGCTTGCGCCACCGGGCCGAGTTCCGCCGCGCTGATCAGGTCGTAGCCCGGCTGGTTGTAGGGAACCGACCCAACGGACGTCAGCAGCGTCATGAGCTGCGCTTGCACGTTGCTGTTGAACCAAACGTGGTTGACGAAACTGTCAATCCACGCCGATGGCCCGGAAATGGCGCCGGGGTAGAAGAACACGAAGTTGGTCGCGGCGGTGCCATACGAGCCATAGAAGTTGTAGCCGTTGGCGATGAGGTTGGCCGCCGTGGTGGCATCGGTCACGTCAGCGGCGAGCCCCGATTGCGTGCGGAACGCCATCGTGGTGCGGCCATTGGTGGCGTTGAAATTGATCGACGCGATGGCGCCGGACAAGAACGCGGCCTTGCTGGCGGTGCCTGACGACGTGACGTAGATCAGCACCGTGCCGGAATAGCTGTTCTGCTTGACCTGATACCCGAGCGATGACGTGTCGTTGCTCAACGTGCCGTTGGCGTTCACATCCCACGCGATGTAAGCGTAGGTGTTGTTCTGCGAATTGGCCCAAGCCGCAAACGCCAGCTTGTTGGTGACAACGCCCGCGCTGTCTGGGTCGAACGCGGTGAAGAACGTCACCCAGTTCGTTGTCAGCGCCGTCATCGCGTTCATGAACGTGGCAGGAACGGCCACAGCGGCGCCCTGCGACGTGACCGCGCCCGTTGCTTGGGTCAGCAGCAAGCCAGCCGACAGCGTGCCCGTGGCGAACGTGATGGTCGCCGTGGCGCCCGTGGTGGTGGTGGTGAACACGAACGCGCTGAGAACGCTGTCATAGCTGACCGAGAACGGCGGCGAGGTGAACGCGGCCTGAATGATCGTGGCGGCGTTGCTGAATGATGTGGCGGTGGACAGCGTGATCGTGCCGGAAGTGATTTGCGTTCCGTTGACTGTCAGCGTCAGCACGCCGGACAGCGCCTGCACGCCCGCAAGACCGAGCGACGCCAGCGACGCGCTGCGCAGATACGCAGCAACGGCGCTCGTCGGATACTGCGCGATGAGGATCGCGCCCGGCTTCGCGGTTGAGCCGTCGAACCCGAGGAAGTAGGTGGATGCCAAACCGTATTCGGCGCTGGACGGGCCGAAGAACGAAGACACGGCGGCGGCATTTGGAAACGAATACACGGTGCCAATCGGCACGCGCGTGGAGTTGGACAGCATGACGCCCTGCGCGACCACGGCGGCCCCGCCAGGCGACAGCACGTTGGGCAGCACGCTCACGATCTGTGAGGCTGGGATGGTGGTCATTCTGATTTCCTTGCGGGATTAGGCGGCGGGATAGGTGGCATCGACGTTGATAAGCGTCGCGGCCAAAACGTCCGCAGTCTGCTGCGGCAATGTCAAAGCAATGTTGGCTTGCAGCACAAGATCAACATTCCAGCGCGCTTCGTATTGCGTCGCGGAATTGATAAACGGAACTTTGCGCGGTTCGGACGCATACAACGGCTGGACATCTGCACTCAACGCGGTGAACGCATCGCAAGCATATGTATCGCGCCACAGCGTCTGCACGATCTGCGCGTTATCAGCAGCGTTCGGCCCGTAGATGTCGGTTTGGATTGTGACCTTGGCGGCTTCGGCAACCGTGCGCGTGCTGCTGGTGTAGCTGTCCGAGTTGGTGGACAAGCGCTCGCGCATGAGCGATGTCATCACCACGAAATCGCCTTCCGGCAACGCGGCGCGGTTTTGCTGGCCTTGGATGATTTGCGCCGAGGGCACCATGCCCAGCAACACAGACCGCACCGCAGTCAGCAGCGCGGTTTCGGTGATGGATGCCGTGATGGTCACGGCGCATCATCCTGCAACGTCACCAGCACACGGGACCAATCGGGCCATTCTTCAAGCACGCGCACCACAAGCCAGTTGCTCGTGCCAATGGTCAGCAAATCCCCGCCTTTGGCCAGCGGGCGCTCAATTGCGTCCGTCGCGCCGCACAGATAAACCGTCTTTGCAATGCTTTGCAGCGTGATGTTGTCAGACTGCCGCAGATCGGTGCTGCTGAGGGCTTGAACCTGCCCTTGCAACGTGTCTGGGAACGCATAGGACGGTGTTACCGTGCCGTCAGCATTGACTACGTTGCCGGTGCTGACCTTGCGAATGACGGTTTGCATGGGATTGACGGCGGCAATCGCAGCAGCCGCCATCCCGTGCAGGTTCATCGCGCTACCTTCAATTCATTGCGTTCACTTCGAAGAACGAGAACAAGATGTCAGATGCGGTCATGGTGGCGTTGCCCGTGACGGCGATCAGGATCGGACTGCTTTCGGTTGCGGTGATCAGCGACGGAGACAGCAAAGCCGAGATGTTGCTGCCAGCCTGGGCCGACTGATGCAGGCCGATCTGAGTGTTCGATCCGGTGGCGCCATACTTAAACACGTTGGCTTCCAGCGCCCACCCGGCATTGGCCACGGTGATGGTGCCGGTGTCACACACCGTCGTGCCGCCGCTGACCGCAAAACCGACGACGGCGGTTGTGGCGTTGAAAATCAGCTTCAATCGCTTGTTGTTGGAGTTGTTGGCCAACGAACCCATTGCGACCAGGTTCACACCGCGCCCGGCAATGTCGAAACTGTTGGCGGGCAGCGCATACACGGCCAGCACGTAATCGCCGCCAGTCGCGGCAGGCGAAACGCCCGTGCTGCTAATCTGGCGCGAGACGTTGCCTTCTTCGCCCATCAAGCCAGTGCCAAGCCCGAACGCCGTCACCTCAGATGCCGGATTGGACCCGCCGTTGTTGTAGGCCGCCCCGTCGAAACTCCACACGGCAGCGCCAGTTGCGGTGCCCCAGCATTCCCAGATGCGCTGATTGACGGCGTTATACCAGATCGAGCCGATGGTATAACCCTGGGTGCCGTCGTTGTTGACTGTCGGGTCAGTTGTGGCGGTCAGGTTGTTCGGGCCGTTGACGATGCCAGCGACATCACCGATGGCAGTCAGAATGCGTTGCAGTGACATCAGGATACCTCGTAATCAACTGAATTGAGCATGTGACCGGTGTCAACCAGGGGCTTGGCGGGGCCGAGCACCCCAAGCGATGCGGCGGATGTGCCGCCCTTGCTTTTGGCCGCGATTGTCGCGGGCGCGAGCGGCGGCGAATTGGTGTCCACAATGGACTGTTGGAGTTGGCCTTTGATGGCGTCGCCAACCTGATGCAGCGCGCGGTCTGCGTCGTATCCGTTGGCTTTCAACACCGTCGCAACGCCATCGCCCCAACGTGGCGACTTGGCCGCGATCATGGAGCGGAAAAACGGACGTGGCGGGATGTTGTTGGCCGGTGAGCCAAACTCCTGCACCGCCGCCACGGTTGCGACGCTGGTGCCGTCCGGGTAGGTGGCGCCTTCAAGGAAACCAACGCGCACCGTGTTGGCTTTGCCAAGATGAGCCGCCATTTCACGCAGTTTGGCATCAAACGTGCCGAGCTTGCGAATGCGGGCCATCAGTATCCACGCGGGCTGTAACCGCAGAACCGGCGCGGAATGTATGTCATCGTTCGCAACGCTGCCGTGGCCTGCCAATAGGCCGCGCCGTATTTGGTTTGCAGATACCACGCACGGTTGCCCGGCACTGCGTCACCCATGGATGCAGACACGCTCACGCTGCCTTCTGTGGCGTCTGTGATGCGTCCCACAAGATCCTGCGATGCCAGCGCTGCGATGTGCGCGGTCAGCATGTTCAACAGCAACGCTAGTTTCGCCGCGTCCGTGACCGGCCCGGCGCCGCTATTGTCGCAGTAGAGGCAGGCTTCGCTGAAATAGGCCGTCGCCAGCGGAGCGGGCACTGTATCCTTGAACTCAGGATAACGCGTCACCCACGCCGGGTAATTGAACGTGACGACGGCCATTCAACTATTCCTTGTCAGCAGTCTTCACGCCCTCGACGTTGAGCTTGCCCGGCGCGAACATGGCCGGAACCTCGGCCTGCTCGCGTGCTTTGGCCGCAGCGTCCTCGGCCTTGGGCAGCGCGAACAGCAGATTGTCACGCACAAGCGGGCTGTCGGCATTCAGGGTGCGCCACTTCGTCCAGAACGAAGCATCCACCTCCGTCATGCCGTAGCCGCCGATGGTGTGGATCGGCTGATCCGCACGGCGCGACCAGCCTTTGAGCGTCACCGTGTCTTTGCCTTCGACGCGGCGAACCGCCTTGTTCGGGCCTTCAAGCTCGTAGCGGTCGAGATTGAGAACCACGCCAGCGGGCAGCTTGCACGCGACTGTGACCGTATCCAACGCCATGGATCAAATCCCCGACATGGTGACGACGGCGGCAGGCACATACCAGATGGCCCCCCAAGCGCCCTGGGTTTTCTTCTGCTTCCACGAGGACGCGGCTTGGATCACCGGATGCGCACGCATCTTTTCGTTGAAGGCGGTCTCGACGGTGCGCTGACCTTCGATTTCTTCAACGAAAAGCTGGAACGAATAGGTGGTGCCGGACACGAACTGCGGCGCCTGGATGATGCGGATGTTCGGGAACACCTTCTTGATCATCTCAGCAGCGGTCAGGCCGTAGCTGTTCGAGTTGGCGAGGTAGACCTCGCTCACCGAATGCAGCGCCAGCGTCAGCTTGTCCGTCAGTTCCAGATTGGAACCGGTCTGGATTTGCAGCTGCTTGAACGCAGCCTGCACGTCCGCCAGAATTTCCGACGGAGTGGCGTTCACCCAGCCCGTGCCGCCCGCAGCCTTGCTGGCCGGAGTGATGGCCGGGTTCAGCGACGGGTCATTCAGCGCGCCATAGTTCATCAGGCCGCTGACGCCGTAGAAGTAGTAGTAGTTCTGCGCCTTGTTCAGCGCGATGGCCGAGGCGATGTTGAGGCGAGCGGCCCAATCGATGTTGGCGCGGCCCGCGCGCTCCATCTCGCGTTCACCCCATTCGGTGAACACCTGATAGAGATAGCTCTGGCGGTTTTCGAACTGATAGTTCGCACCAGCGCGGCCATTCTCGGTGAAGTCGCCGTAGCTCGACACTTCGCCTGTGCTTTCGACCATCGGGAAGATGGCCGTTTCATCGGTCCACGTGCCCTTGCGGGTTTCGCCGTAGATCTCCGCCGCCTTGTTGGGCGTCAACAGCACCGTGACCAGCTTCGGGTCAAGGTAGGTGGTCAGAAACGCCGGGATGCCCGCGTTGCTGTTGGTGATCAGCGACGGCTGCGCGTCGAACGCCTGGCGCACGTCAATCGCGCCCCAATCGCCATTGTCCAGCCGCTCGCGCGGCATCCAGTCCACGGCCTGCGGGAACACAATGCCCGCACGGGCCTCAATTTCAGCCAGTTCAGCGTTGCGCATTGGTGATTACCCCATCGACCGAGAAGAGATTTTGACCAGCTCGCCGCTGGCACCGAAGGACCGGCAATACCAGCCCGTCTCCGTCGCCGAAGCGGCAGAGATCGACTGGCTCGATACGGTCTGAGAGATGTTGACGTAGTAGGTGCCCGCGCCACCCGTGCCCGTGCCAAGGCCGGTGATGTAGGTGCCTGCGGTGACGCCGGACGTCGGGATGCTGTCACCCACGGCGAACGTGCCGGTGACGGTGCCACCCACGGTCAGGATGCCAAACGACGCCGTGATGGTGCCGCTGGCGAGCGTCTGCGGGATGCTGACCGAATACGTGCCCACGCCGCCCGTGGTGCCGGTGAGCTGCGCCACAACCGTGTTGCCGGACTGCACGCCCGTGCCGCCAAGCACGGCGCCAGGAACCAGCGTGCCGGTGGAAACGGCGGTGACGGTCAGAACGCCGGACGACACGCCGAGCTGGCTGGTGACAACGGCAATCGAACCCGTGACGCTAACGGCGGTGGCCGCAGCGATGCTGGACGCAGTGCCGGTGCCGTTGGTGGGCGGGTTGCCGGTGGCAGCGAAGTAGGCAACGCCCGTGGCATTGTTGGCATACGCCTTCATGCCCGGCGTTGCTTCGGTGGACGAGGAATTGACCACCCAGAACTCGCCCTCGCTATACATCTCGACCATGAAGCCGGACGGGATGACGAGGGAGGTTTCGCCCAGATACGCGGTGATCAGGGCGTTGTGGCTGTTGTGGATGAACCCGTTGGGCGCACCCGAGCCGGTGTTGCTGACGAGCGAAAGCGTCGCCAGATCATACCAGCCGAACCGGCCAACGGCGCACCCGTTCGGGCCAGCGACGAGGGCGTTCGGCCCGGCGACAACCGAAGCGCGCGGGTTGGTGGTGGCGAAATCACCAGCGACTGCGGGCGCAGGCTGCTGGTTGACGAGTGCCTGAAACGACATATCGTGTGCTCCTTATGCCCGACCGATGCGGGACAGGCTGGGGAATTTCTTGGAGACGGAGGCCGTGGCGGCGCCGTCCATGGCGACGGTGGACGCCTTGCCAGCGCCCGGCAGCGGGACCAGCTTCAGCATGGCCGGGAACGCCGAAGGGTGAACGCCATCCGTGGCGATGCCGTGCAGCTTCAAAGCGGCGCGGTAGACGTCATCGGCGCTTTCCGCGCTGTCCAGGGCCAAATCGCCCACATACGGGCGCACAGCGCGCTCAGCGAGGCGCAGAGCGCGGGTTTCGGCGCGAACCGAGGCAATCGCGGCGTCCATTGCTTTTTCGATCTTGTCCTCGTCCTCGTCGTCCTGATCCTTGTCCAACGCTTTGGGCAAGCCCTTCAGCTCGTCGCCGTCCTTGTCCATGCCCTTCTTGTCCATGCCCTTTTTGTCAGCGGCGCGCTTGGCGGTCGCTTCCTTTTTGGCCTTTTCGTCGGCGTCGTCTTCCTCGTCGTCTTCGGACATGCTTTCCATGTCCTCGTATTCGTCAGCAGCGAGGAGCTTCTTGATGTCTTCGATGCTGGCGGTGGGGGCGATCTTGCCGCCAGCCACAGCATCCAGGGCCATCTTCGCGGCCCGGACGGCACGCGACTGGTGTTTGGTCGCCATTTGATTATCCTTCGATGGTTGTGAATCCCCGATGACAACATCAGGTCCGGCGCGGCCAACCTCGACCAACGCAACGTGATTGCCGACGATCTGCGTCATACGACCGTCGTATTTCATGCCGTCGGCTTCGCCCGGCTCCATCACGGGCACGTAGCGATAGCCGCAGCTCAATTCTTTCTGGTTGCCGCTCTCGATGCCTCGGATGGCATCGGCATCCCAGATCACCAACGAGTTGCGCAGATAAGGCGCAGCAAACTCGGCATTTGTGCCGGTGCTGCCGACCACCAATTCTTTGGCAGGGTCGATTGCATTGACCGGCTTGTGTGTTTGCAACAGCGGCAGGTTGTTGAACGTCGCCGCCGCCTGCGCCAGCTCGCCCGCGTCGCGGTAAAGCTGATACATTTGGTCGGGCAGCAACCCCAACGCAGTCGCGCCGGGGATTTCCCGGCCGTAGTAGCCGCAAACGTTTGCCTTGCTGATGTTTGAGATTGACACGTGCAACCGCCCGTCCGCGTCGTAACGGCGCGTGCTGGCATCCAGCGCGATTGTCAGGGTTTTGTTTTGCGCAACTCCTGTCATAACAAGCCCTTTATTGTCATCTTGAAGTGTATTATTTTACTTTTCCCAATTTGGCAGAATTGGTTGGTATCCCGCGTTTGGTTTAATGTTAAATTTAATCACGCGGCATGCACATCTTTTACATTCAACGTGTTGATGGCGTTCTCCGTATAAAACGCGCCAAGCATGCAAACCCAAACGACACAGTATGAAACCAATCATCACTCAAATCCTGGAATAATGGATCGGCTTAAGCAACGGCAATTCGGCAATTGGCCGGGGAAGATGTATTCGCCGTCAATCAACGCGCCTTTGGTCACGTCGTAGATCAGGCCATCCTTGCCCGCTTTGACGTGCGACGGGCGCGGATGACGGCCACCGGTCGAATGCACCCACCGCGCTTGCGTCACGCCGATCTCGCGTTGCCGCGCCGCCGTGATCACCGCAGTGGCTTTGTTGTTTTGATCGCGCGCGATGAACGCCGCCCGCTTGCGCGGCACGTCGAACCGTTCGCGCAGATCCTTGGCCAGCGTTTCAAGACCGCGCCCTTGCGCCACAGACCGCATCACCATGCCCTGCACATCGGTCAAATGTTCCGAGGCAATCGACTTGATCAGTGCAACATTCTCATTCACCGATGCCGCGTAGGCGTCCTTGACGGCAGGCGTCGGCTTGAACTTCACCGTGAACCCGCCGCGCCGCAGCGCCGATGCAAACGCTTTGTCCGCTCGGTCAGTCGCGGCACCCGCGAACAACCGCGCCAGGCGCGGCGCCAGCTCGTCAAAGCGCCCCTGCCACCGTTTGGCCAGCTTGCTCAACGCCGCGTTGATTTCGTCCGCTGCCGTGCGATCTTCGGCCATTTCGGGCGGTGACGCGCGATATGCTGCCTTGATCCAATGCAGCAGAGACGTGTTCATCTCATCAATCAGCGCCTGCAACCGGCGCCGATAATCCGCTTCAACCCCAGCGTTGGGATGCGTCGCGGCAATGGTCTTCTGCTTGCCGGTCGGGCTGCACAGCATTACCATCGCGCTATGTCATCCCCATTCATTGACGACGACGAGGCGGACGAGCGCTCCGAGGAAGCGTGGCAAATCGCCCGCGATATCGTGGCATCGTTGCCGCCGC